GATAGAGTGGCCATTCCCGACCTTGCCGCTCGCCCAGCGCGAGAACCGGCCGTTTACGCTGGTTCTGGCCAGAGACATCGCTGCTTGAGCTCGGTGCCCTGCTGATGCGTTTACCATCGCCTGGGAGCTCATAGCGTTCAGGATCCTGACGCCCTCGACACCATAAGCTCTCAACTCAGCTTCGACTCTCTCTTGCATCGCAGAGACAGACGGGGAGCGCTCTAGCATCGATTCTGACTGCGCCACAGACAGCTCTCGCTCTGCTCGATGACTCTCAGACTTGATTACGCTCTGCAGCTGGTTATCGAGCAATTCTGCGAAGTCTCTGGCCGCCCTGGACGCCACCGGAACGATGCGAACCTGCAGCCTGGAAATCGCGGCCTTTGAGAGAGAAGAGCCGTTGCTCATCTCGCTTGAGACCATGCCGACGATCTCGTGGCAAGCAGACACGACCGGTTGGATAACGAGCTGGGCAGCAGCCTTCTGGTCAAGCACGACCGAGTCTCCTGACGGTATCCAGATAACGCCCGATACGGCGCATCGCGTCCCGACACAGGCCAAGCTCAAGCGGGCGATTGGAACTGAGGAACTGCTTAACCTCTCCGACCGTGTAAGAGAGCACTCCTGCTTCTCGCAAGGTCTTGAACTCGGTGGTGCCCAAGAGATTGTTCGCCTCGATCACCTGAGCGGCCTGGAAGTCCGAAACAACTCGCCGATCGAGCTGCTCCCACATTTCCTTGGTCAGTTGGGAGATCGATGTGAATGGCTCGTTCTCTCTTACAAATGGGTACGCCTTGGGGTTCAGAGGCAAGGAAGCAATGGCGTTGTGAGCGCAAAGCAGGGCCACCTTCTGATCCTCTCTGGTCGCGGCTGCAAAGCTGGCGAGGTTGGGGATCTCTCGCAGAATCGACAACGCACGAAGCGGCGAGACGAGGGTATTGTTCGGCTCGACAAACGCATCAGCGCTCTCAACCTGAAATACGAGACTTGATTCGAGACGACCTGACTTGGTGACGAGGGTGTAGGCCAACTCATACGTGGTGTATGGGCGCCCGCGCTCAGCAACGTTCGCCTTTGCAGGGATAACCACGGAGATGGAATTGGCGCCCGCCTCCGGTGCAGCCATGCCTGTTTCCGACGCCTGACCAAACTCATTGAAGACACTCCACTCGACAGAATGGACGTCAGCAACGGGCTCGCCGTCGATCTCGAACGGAATAGTCAGCGTCAGCTCGGTATTTGCCTGAATCGTCTTGAACATGCGATCAGCCTCGCTTCTCAAGGATCTTGTCGATCAGCACCGGAATGCTCTTGGCGCGGACACCAAGGCGATCCGCAATGACTCGGAGGCCGGACATGCCCTCTTTGTCTGCGATAGCCTCAAGGCCAGCTCGATCGGGAATGTCAGTGAGGTCGATCACCTCCCGCTGTTCTTCGCCGATAGCGGTCACAACGGTCACTTCGATCCGATCTGCGCTCTCGGTCTCGTCACGCAGCGTCACGACCATCTCTCCTGGCTCCAACTCTGCAAGAGGCATGGCACCCGGGTAGACAGGGCCCTCTTCTTTGCCGCTTTCATCGAGCATCGAAAGGCCGCGGGCCTCCGAAGCGAGCAGCTGAGCCTCGAGGAAGTGGAGCTTGGTAACAGAAACGCCGTTTTCGAATGCAAACCGACCGAACAACAGGCCAGAGAACCCAGCGTAGGGGCCGGTCAGCTTGACTTTGAAATGGGTCTTCATGGTGAATCTCCTGCATGGCTCAGGGGGCCGAAGCCCCCTGTTTGTCACTATCAACCGCCAGTCGCCGGAGCAGCGCCAGGCAGCTTGACGTTGGACAGTTTGGCCAGTGCGTGAGTAGCCTTCAGCGCCATGCCCACGTACATCTTGATACGGGTACGGGTCGCATCTTTGTTCTGGACGGTGCCCAGATCTTCGATGGCGAAGCCGGCCGGATGGTTCGACGCGAACAGGCCGTGCAGACCGCTGTTCTCATCCAGGTGGAAGGCGAAGATGTCGGCCTTGCCGTCCTTCTTCTGGATGAAGTCGTTCACCAGAATCGGCACACCGTCGTGGGCCAGGATCGGGCGATCGAAGTTCGGCAGCTGGATCATGCCGCCGTTGTTGCCGCCCATCAGGCGCAGCATGGCCTTGTAGGCACGAACGTGCTCGGAGCGCATCATCAGGCAGTCAGCGCCCAGCTTCACAGCATCGGTCAGCTCGTCGAACATGGAGAAACCCATGTCGTAGCCCTTCGCATCGATGATCTGATTGGCGTTCACCAGAGCGTTCAGGCCGTCGAATTGCTTCTTGGCCTGGGTGCCGTTGATCAGGGCATCTTGGAACTGAGTCCGCATACCCTTCAGCTTGGACGCGATCTGGATGGCCTTCTGGCTGTTCACATTGGACATGGTGCCATCCAGGAATTTATCCACATCGACGTCGCCGATCAGAATGCGGAGCTGGGTGGTCACTTCGTCGAAGGTGGACGCGCCTTCCTTCACTTCATCGTTCGGATCAAGCCAGTCACCGGTCGCCAGAGTTTTCTCGCGATGGTAAACAAGCGCCTTACCGGTGGTAGGGGCGAACGGCAGAATGCCGAACAGGTCATCCTTGTTGATGAACTCTTCAATCACGCCGCGCAGCATGTCTTCTTGGGACAGCTTCGCGGCCTCTTCACGCAGCAATGGCATGTTTCATTTCTCCTTACGAGTGAGCAACAGTAAACATTTACTGATCATGCCTCGCCGATAAAAAGCGTTACTTGGCGCTTTGCTTATTCAGAGCAGCCTCAATGCGGCTGACACCCTGGCCGATAGCCTTGGTGGGATCAGCAGCCTTGTCGGTGCGAGTACCAGAACCGGCGCCAGACTTAACGTTGGAGCGGATCAGGCTTTCATAGTCGCTCTGAGCGGACAAAACACGCTTGAACGCCTCATCGAACGAGACGGGTTGGCCGTCCTTATCGACCAGAGGGGCTCGACCCTCTTGGCCACGCGGCTTGTCGTAACCAACAACCTTGCCATCCACGATGTCGAAGTGGTCGCCATACAGGCGGCGGCTACGCTCGGGATTCATGGCCTGGACAAGCTCCTCACGGATGAAAGAGGAGTTGCTAAAGGCCGCACCGATGGTCAGGTCTTCGATCTGCTTTTGGAACGATGTGACTTGGTTGCGGAGCTCATCGCGCTCCTTTGCCACGGACTGCAGCTCCGCACCGGATTGGGCGCGAATCTGCGCCAAGACACCTTCGTGCTCATCGCGCATAGCCTTGAGGGCTTCATCGAAACGACCCTGCTCGATCAGTCGAGCGTTAGCTTGCTCACGCTCCTGCTGATCCAGCTTTTGCAGGCGCTCCTGCATCTCGCGGAAAACCTTGGGGTCGATACCCTCAAACTCCGCCAGTCGAGCCTCCAACTGACCGATCTTTTCCTTGCGGCTCATGGACTCCTTGAGCAACTGCGCCTCACGATCAGAGGGCTTGCCGTTGCCGTCGTTGCCCTTGTTGTGGTCAACGTTGGCATCTGCGCCGTCCGCACCGGTAGAGCCACCGGATGCGGCACCGTCTTCGCCGGCTGGAGTCATGTACTTCAGGAATTGGTTACGAAATTTCATGGTAAGCCTCTCTCTTGGCTATCTTTGGCCTGTCTCTCGGCCGGTCTTTACTGCTTTGAACCTTGGTTGATAACTTCCTAGTTTCCTTGGTTGTTATCTTCCTTGGTTGGTTTGTTGGTTGCGTCAAATCCAGACAGCATTGAAGCAACCGCGTCGTCCATCTCGTCGATAGCGGACTCAATCTCCTTGCGATCCTTATCAGAGATGTACGGATACAGCTTGGAGACCACCTGCTTAAGCTGGTAGCGCTTCAACTCGATGGGGGCGGTTAGCATCTCGATGCGACCTGAAATATCCAGTTCGTCATAGAGAGTTCTGGTGTCGAAATTGCGCGGGTAATGAACAAGCCGCTCCGGCCCTGACATGGCGACTTCGTGCTGGTCGCCAGACCATTTACAGACCAGCTTGAGCATCTGCAATTCTGCGAGCTCAAGCGAGGCGGCTTTGTTCACAAGCAGGGAGTTAACGCGCTCAAAATCGTAGGCCTTGGCCACGCCTGAGCTGTTATCGATCCCAGAGCTGTTGTCCTGCTTCGTGCGCTCACCAGCAACACCTACCGAGTGGTAGATCTCGTTGATGATCTGCTTGATGCTGGTAATGATCAGCTCCGCCTGCTTTGGATCAGGGGACAGGAAGAAAGGCTTGCCGCCTTCCGCTCCATCAAAGGTGAAGATGCGCTTGGTGCCGGCTTCCAGAACCTTGTTGTGGCCATCGTCCCCGGGCAGAAGGCTCTGCGCGGGAATAGCCAGCTGGGAGAAGGTCTGATCCTGGATAATCGCGTCCAGGTTGCTCAAGTAGTTGGCGCAGGCTCGGTCTAGGTAGGCAATATCACCGATCAGGCTAGGGGCGGTGTAAATGCCCTCGCTGATCATATGGTCAACCCAGATAACCGGCACTACGCCAAGCCCGTGAACGTCAGTCTGGATAGTGAACTCGACGTTACCGAGCTCGAACCCTTTCCCCTTGTCGATGAAATGAACGGAGAAAAGGAACCATTCCTCTCTTGTCCACAGTCGATACCGATAGCTGACATCGCCCGAACTGACGAACGGGTCAGAATCGTCACGCACACGCTCGCGGATCAGAATCCAGCGAAGATCGCCGTCTTCATCAACTGCGAGATCCAGTACATCCTGGGGAGGCACTTCGTATGAATAAACCTGAGACTTGGTCTCGGCCAGTGACTCACCCTGTCTCTCAACCACACTATCGACCACAACCCAAATCCGGCCGTACACGCTGGCCAGCTTGGAGATGTATCGCATGTAGGTGTCGATACTGGCGCGTTTTCGAGTGGAGGCACCCCAGAACTTACGGATGCACTCAGGCGCATCCTGCTCTCGTCTGCGGATTTCACCCTTGAAGGTGTACTTGTTCACAAGATCGACCACTTCTCGAGAGTGGTTGAAACGGTAAGCCCGCTTCACGCGATCTTGGAACTCGCCCTGGCCTTCTTTCATGTAGGGGAAGATGTTTTTGGCAAACCAATCTCTGCCACCCTCATAGGTAGCCTTCAAAAAATCCCAATGCTCAAGCATCCCTGAGTATTCAGGGTGCCGGCGTTGAAGCATTTCGAAGAGAATTTTTTTGTCCAACTGTACCTTCTCCTACATTACGGCGTCATTTTAGTAAGTATTTACTGACCATGCAATCACAATGAAACCCCAGCAATGAAGATTTTCCGTACAGGGAACTCCATCTCGATGCAGTAACCAAGCGCGTCGGTAACGTGCTCGACGGACATGGCCTTGTTGATCTCACGCGATCCCTCCTGATACATGGTCTGCTCAAAGGAGATAATCGTTTGGTGACAATGCGGGGCGACAAACATACCGATATGGCCTTCCGCACTCAGCAGCTTCCTGTTGACGGCGTTCACTCGGTCATCGATAGCCGGGTGCTTGCGCCGGAACTTGATCCTCTTGAACCCGTGATCGCGAAGGATATCCAGAGAGGACTCTCCTCGGGCATGCTGTCTGGCCTTGCCGGCAGGGTCGGGGTAGATAGTGATCTGATCCATGTGCCTCCAATATCGGCGGGCCAGCTCACTTGCGGCCTCGTCAACGTTGGAAGAGAACTGCACGATCTCATCCACGATCCAGATCTGCCCATTGGTCT